TCGAATACCTTTGGCGTCAAAAGACGTGAAGGTGTTTGCAATGATAGTCATAGTTTATGCTCCTATAGCAAGGCTTTAATTGCGGCCGCGGCGTCGTTGACGCGACCAGTTTTTCGTGCGCGGTTTTGCGCTTCCTGAGCTGCTGAGGTGCGTTTAGGCTGTGACGCTCTGGAACCCGATTTCAATGTCTTGGCGCGCGACTTCTTAGGCTTAGCTTTAACCTCGTTTGCCCGCGTTTCTCCACGATCATATAACATCGCTTTCCTCGCTAATTTCACAAGCGTTGCATTTGACATCCCGCTAACGTCCTGCTCGCTGAAACCTTCGCCGAGTAGGAAGTCCCGGATCTGGGTTGCTTCCGTGGCTGCGACTTTGCTGTCACGCCACTCGGGTATGATGTCAGGCAAGATATGACGCTGCTGCTCCAAATACGATTGCTGCATCTGCTCTTGCTTCTGCGCTGCAATCTGTTGCATTCTTTGCTGCTCAGCTTGGACGGCCTGAAGTTGCGCGGTGCGCCCCTCCTGTTCCTTCCGCCACTGACGTTCCGCCTTCGCTGCCATTACGGGGTCTGTGTCATACAGAGTGTCCCAGTCCGGCTCCTGTTCCGCTGCCTGTTGGATGCGCTCTGCCATTGCCGGCAGTAGTTGCGCATATTCAGCACGCTCACGCTCAATCTCCTGATACTGCGCTTCCATAGCCTTTCGGTTTTCGGCGAGCTCCTGAGTTTTGCGTGTGTAGTCCTTCTGCCGGAGGTGTCCGCTGCGCAGCTCCTCAATGGTTATCTCTTCGCCATCAACCTCAATGGTCGTGGACAAATCAAGAGATCCATATTGGTCGCCGTCATCGTCGCCTTCGTCTTCCAGATCGCTTTCAGACCCCTCAACGGCAGAGTTATCAGCTTGCGCCTCATACCCGTCCTCTTGGCCTTCCGGCATTTCGGCTTCGTCCACTTGCGCGGCTTCTACCTCAAGCGCATCGTCCGTCGTCACGTTATCCTCTTGGGGCGTGAGCATACTTCTGATTGCATTCTGAGCGCTGTACAGGTCAGTCCCTTGCGGGGTGCTGTTGTCTGACATCTCTTTCTTCCTTTATTATGCTACTTTTTGAGCTTCATTTCAATAGTAGCGTTATCAACCATGCTGCGCAGCGACTGGCGAACCATGTCAATTCCGCGCAACTTCATGTAAACAGCCTCTCGGCCGTCGGTGTCACTGGGGCCAGTTGCCTTAAACTGCGTCCAGCAATCCGCCTCGGCTTCCTCAAAAAACCGAAGCAAATCTGTGTCAGCGAGCAGGCGCTCCGCCTGCTTGCCGTCCGTGATGATCTGCTGCTTAGTCTTCACGCGTCGCCTCCGTGATTATGTCAGCCTGAGCCTTCATCACTTCGCGGTTGATCGCCATGTCGGCCCGGATCTGGGCGACGTCAAGCTGCGTGCCGTACTTCGCCTTCAGCTCCTCCGCCTTGACGCGGATGTCGGCCTCGAGCTCGTCGCGCTTGCGGTCGTCTTCCATCATCATGTGCTCGCGCTTCAGCTGAAGGTCTGCCGCCTTTTTCTGCATGTCAGCCTGTATCTGTTGGATCTGAACCTGTATCAGCTGCTCGTTAATGTCTGGCTTGTTGTCTGGCGGTGGCGGCTGGAACTTCGCAGGATCGCTCCAGAATTGCGACGTGTCCTTGAAGCCGGCCAGAGACGTCATCTCCTTAAGCGTGTTGCTCAGCTTGGCGATGTCGGTCAGCGGGTTATTCGGACCCATCGTCGACATGGCTTCCTTCTGCATTTCGCCGATCTGGCGCAGCATCATCATCCGCTCAGTGTCAGTTCCGCGGCCCAAAGCCACATTAACAGAGACGTCCATGTTGGCGTCCCAAACTCTCGGGTCGATTTCAATGAAGTCGTTGTTCAAGCGGATCATCCGCGCCTTATCTTGGTGCGTCGTGATGTTGTACAGGACAAGCTCGTACAGGCGCTTTACGCCGGTTTCAGCGAACACCCTAGCAATCATCTCAATGTGTTGCTGTGCGGCGCTCACAGTGGCTGCCACAGCCGTTGCAGTGCTAGACTGTAGGGCGCCGGCGTCTAAACCCATAGACGCCTTGGAAATGCCTGTGCGGGCCTCCTTGACCTCGTCCATGTAGTTTAGGACTGGGAATGCCTGCTGACCTACAAACGGCACGGTGAGCTGCTGGACCGAGCCCGGAGCTCGCTGGCGGACGATTGATCCGACCTCTACATTCATAGCATCGTCCATGTTCACCATGCCTTCGACAACAGCAATTCTCGGGTGAATACTGAGGCTTAGGCTATCCAGCGAGTTGCGCATGACGGATGACTTAATGCGCTGGATGTCCATCACGGTGTCGGCGACGCTCATGCCGAAAAAGTCGTGCGGCTCGGGATCTGGGCATAGTGTGGCGAATGGCGCCATGTCGCACGGCTCGTTGTTCAGTATGACGTTGCCATCTCCGCCGGTGCAAATTTTGCGCAGCTCGGCGATGCCGTCTCCGTCGTAGTCAACTCGGATGTAGTTTTCGACATATAGCACCTTACGCATCGCTGGGTCTTGGCGCGAATTCATGTCGTTTGACAATGCCGGGTTGCGCGTGTTGCGCTCGACGTTGGTGTCCATGTCGTCGTGGGTCGATGACAGGTTGTAGACCTCGTCGTAGTCGTAGCCCATAGCTACAAGCTCAGAGACAGTCACGATGCGGCGGTGCGCAACGTATTCGGCTTCCTCGACGGATTTAGCCTCGCGGGAGATCAGGAACTCCTCCGGCGGCAGAGCCTCCACCTTAACGCGGCCGTCTGGCCGGGTGTAGGTGACGCGCAGGTCGTGTGACATGGGCGGCATGATGATCTGGCCAGTCGCAGGGTCGATCTGCGGCTCGCCGACCGGCGTGCTCACGGTAATGTCAACCTCGGCGGCTGGGTCAGCCATGAGCGCAGCCAGAGCGGTGTCATCGACGCCGGTGTATTCGATTGTGTCAAACTCGGTCTTGTCTTCCCAGTAACACTTGAGGATGCCGACCTTGCGCACCAGCGCGTCCATAAACGCGCTGTGCATCTCCATGAAGCCGCGGTTGTCGCGGTTGATGATGAAGTTGGCGTACTCAGTGGCCTGCTTTGCCGCCGGCACGTCCTCCGCGTTCTGCGGGACGTATTCGACGGTGCGGTCAGATCCGTTGAAGATGCGCATCAGGGACGGCATGATCGCCTGTACGGTATCCCGCACGTCCATGCTGACCACTTGGCTGCGGCCCTCTTCCTCGTCACCAAACGGCTCACCCCGGTAGTATTGCGTCGCGGTGGCTCGGATCGGGGAGACCCAGTTGTCGATGAAGTCTATGGCGTCGTCGATCTCGTTGCCGACGATGCCTTGCAGCTCCTGATCGTCCATGACGTCCGGGTTCAGTTCAGCCTCGAGCTCGGAGGCCATTTCGTTTATTTCATAGTCCATCTTGTGGCCCTTCTTGCGCTTTGCCTAACACTGTGTTAACTGTTCACAGTTCAATTGGGAGGATACCACCATGACTGATGATAACATAGATGAAGATTTAGATCTTACAGATCCGCTTAGAGCTGGCATATACTCACTGGCGTTTATGCTTTTGGACCGCGAGGGCGATCTGCCGAAAGGTGTGGCAGAGATCATTGAGGATATAATTGAGCAAGAGCGCAATTTTTAAAGCCCCCTCAAATACGCTTCTAGAAGGCCCATCTCATAGCGAGTTGCGTCTTCTAGTCCGCCGCGCTGGAAGCGATCAATGTAGGTTGACGCTTCGTCAACGTACTGTTGGTCCCCCGTCTGCATTGTTTTCGGGTTCATGGTGAACACGCGCTGATCCGACGGCAAAGTATAAGACCTGCCCGAGAACGGCATATTTTGCCCCGGATAAAATGTGCCCTTCTCAAGGGCGGCTGCCGCCAGTCTTGGCAAGGCTGTGTCGCGGGCTGAGATAGTCCACGGGACATCTACGCCAAATGTCTGAGATCCTGTGCCCTGCATCTTACTTAGACCTGTGTCATATGACGCGTGATCTGCCGGGAGCAAACCGCGCTCAATGTCGGGTGTTGCAAACCTGTACCCAGCGCTGAAACTTGGCGACTGGACTAGATCTGGGTTTGTAGCGGCAAAGCGCATTTCTCCAACATCAGGCACGCCGTCAAGTTTCTTCAT